TAAGCATAAACCTAAATATCGTTCAGGATGGGAACTTACATTCATGACCTTTTGTGATACACATAAAAGTGTGACACACTGGGCAAGTGAATCGATGGCTATTCCATATCGTAGCCCATTAGACGGTAAGATACACAACTATATACCTGACTTCTTTGTAGTCTATCAAAACAAGTATGGGAAGCAGCTTGCTGAAGTCGTAGAAATTAAACCCAAAAAACAAAGTCTAATAGAGAGTAGAGTGGCAAGTGCGAGAGACCGTGCTGTGGTAGCGGTTAATCATGCTAAATGGCAATCTGCAATGGCATATTGCAAAGTACAAGGCTTTACATTTAGAGTTATTACCGAAGATGACCTTTTTAGAAACGGGTCACGAAAGTAACTAAATACTTTTATGACAAAAAAGTTAGAAGAATTATTTGAACTTCCCCAAGACGATATAGATGACTTGGCGAAACCAACCCCAGATAATGCACAGGAAATCACTACCGAAGCATTAGACAGTCTATCAAAAATAGAACAAGCATTACCCCAAGTACGTGGATTAGAAGCTGCTGATGATGAGATGGATGGGCTAGCTGAAATGGCACAATCAAGTTATAAAGATTTGATGGATTTAGGTATGCAAGTTGATAGCAGATATGCTAGTGAGATATTCAATGTTGCTGGAACTATGCTTGGCCATGCAATCACCGCAAAGACTGCTAAACTAAATAAGAAATTAAAGATGATTGATTTGCAGCTAAAGAAAGCACAATTAGATCAAAAAGAAGCAAGCAGAGAGAAAGAAATTGAAGCTACCCCAGTAGGTGAAGGCAGAGAACTTGACAGAAACGAGTTGCTTAAGATGTTGGCTGCGAAATCCACTTAAAAAGATAAATAAGATATACAGGAATAAAAAATGCGAAGCCTCAAACAATACATCATGGAAAGTGTACATACTTACAACTACACTATCAAAATTGCCGGCACCATTGACAAGAACTTTATAGATATGTTTAAGTACAATCTAAACAAATTTGACCCAGTGGAAATCAGTGAACCAACAAGCACGCCAATACAGAAATCACCATATGGTTTCCCTAACTTAGAGAACGAGAGTGTTACTATCATCAAAGCTGAATTTAGATATCCAGCTACAGAACCAATGATACAACAGATTGCTCAACTATGTGGTTACAATGTTAACATGGTTCGTGTGATAGGTACTAAATTTGACGATAGTATTGATAGCGAACAAGCAGGATATCAAAATGAAATGAGTCATAGCCCATTATTAGATCATACTGAATTAGAAGAACAACCAGATGCTAAACAAGCAAGCAAAGCATATGGGGATTCATACTTACAATCAATCAAAGATCAATCTAAAGATTCTAAGATTGATATTCAATATGCAGGAACAAGAACAAAAGATTCGTTTGACCCGTTCAAGCCATATCTAGATGATAAGAAAATGGGCGACAAGAGTCCAATGAGTACTATTAAGATGCCACCAAAGCCAAAGACTGGCGCAGCATATAACCGTTAAGGAAAAGAAAATGGATATTAGAGATATATTAAAATCATTTGACCAATTAACTGAGGGCGAGTCAACTGTTCATAAAGCAGGCCCAGGTGGATATGGCAATCGTCATGGATCAGAAGATGTTACCGATCAATATGGTAAGCCAATTGGTCGTGCAAGTCTATCTAAGATGAGTGATGCTCCTGCTGTTAAGCGTGGCAAAGGTCGTCCACCAAAAGCTGCTGATTCATCAGGTGAAGTTAAATCATATGACAGTTCAGCACTAAGCAAAGCAATGGGCATGGGCAAAGCACCTAAAGCAACTGGCAAGCCTAGTGTTAAGCATAGTCTTAAAGAATACTTTAGCCAATTAGATGACGCATTGAGTGAAGCTGGATTAGCAGTACAACCAATGCCAGCTACATCACAACAGAAGCAGCAACAACAAATGGCAGCAAAGCCATCATTTATGATTAAAGATCCTGCTAATCCAAACATGCCAGCTATCACTACACAAGATCCAGCAGTAGTACAAGCAGCTAAGAATGGTACTATGTCAATGCAGAAGCCAGGTGCAGCTCCTACAGCACCAGGTGCTACACCGGCAACAGGTGCAGGTTCACAAGTTGCTCCGATGGAAGAAGATGGCGAGAATTGGATCAAAGGTGCTATTAAGCATCCAGGTGCATTTACTACTAAAGCAAAAGCACACGGCATGACTCCTGCACAATTCAGAGCAAAAGTATTAGCAAACAAAGAAGATTATCCTGCTAAGACAGAAAAACAAGCACAACTTGCCAAGACATTAAGTAAGATGCATGAAGCAGAAGCTCCGCAACACTATGCACAATCAAGCCCGATGAGTACAGGTGGACGTAGTCCTAACAGCTTAGAAGAAGGCAAGAAGGGTGTCAATCCTTTCGCTAAGAAAGATACTAAGAAAAAGCCAGACGATGATGGTGATGGAGTTCCTGATTGGGCTGACAAGAAACCAGGCAAAGATGATAACGAAGGCAAAAAGAAAGGTGCAGCACCTAAGAAAGGTGTAAATCCTTTTGCTAAGAAAACTGAAAAACAGAAAGTGAAAGAAGGTATGGAACATCATTTACAAGCAGCAAGACTTGAAGGTAAGAGTCACGCACTAAGAAAAATGCCATATAATTGCACACACGATAATATGGAAGAAGCACGTTGCTACCATGAAGGCTTTAAAGAAGGACTAGATGAGTGCTATGGTCAGATGCCAATCATGGGTCGTACAAGAGTTGGTGACGTGGATGAGGCTTATGTGGCTAATCCATCTAGTCAGTATGATCATTATGGTGATGAGGCTTCTCCAGAAGAACGTAAAGCATATCAAGATGAATACAATTTGTATAAGACTCCGGGTGCTCACCCCGCTCTAGCATCAATGGGCATGGACCGCGCCCAAAGTATGAATAGTCGTTTAATTCAAACATTAAAAAAAAGAGGAAAGCCTGTTCAACAAGCATTTGGTGAAAACGAAGTAGGTACGATGGCTGGATATGGTGCTACAGGATTAGGTGAGATGGATAAGACTTCTTACATGAAGCAGCAAGCAATCAAAACACCAGGTGATACATTCAAAGCGTTTGGACAGACGATGAGTGATAACGATGTACTAGATGAATTTGCTTTTGAAGCATTTGATAACCAGTTGAGTGCATTACTTGAAAGCGAAGAAAAAGTTTCAGAAGGTATGACAGTTTCTATCAGCAAGGGTCAACAAGGATCTCCTGATTCAGTAAGTGTTTCAGCACAAGACGGTGAAGCAGACCAGTTACTATCTATCATTAAATCGGCAGGCATGGGCTTGTTTGGTGGTGAAGAACAAGGTTTTAATGCATCGCAAGGTAGTGCAGGTGCTCATGGTGGTATCAGTGTAGTTGATGACCATGACGGTATGATGGCATTGATGAAGAAATTGACCGGTGGCGGTGATGATATGATGGGCGGTGGTGACTATGAAGATGAAGAAGGTCATGAAGGTCACGGCGAAGAAGGACATATGCACGGTGAAGAAGAACCTTGCAACGAATGTGGTTACATGGAAAGTAAATGTCAATGTGATCACGGCGGTGAACAAGTAGTTGATGAAGTAGAATCAAGAGATCAAATGGCTTACAATGTAGCTGAAGATAATCCTCCTGACAATGGTTCAGCTAACTCTACCAACGCTACACAAGGCAATGATGCAGCTAATCAAGCATTGGCAACAGCAGATGCAGGTGAAGAAGAAGTTGACGAAAGTGAAGAAGAACATGAATGCAAGCACTGCCATTCTGATCCATGTGAATGTGATGATGAAAAAGTAGACGAAGCTGAAGATGAAAAAGAAGATGATGATGAAAAAGATTTCTTCCATAATCCAAATGTCCCCGCTGATAAGCAATTAAAAGCGCCTCCAAAAGAAGTCAATGTTGCAGAATCATTCGCTAATCTTTACAAGAAATTAGCATTGTTATCAGAAGAATCAACTAGTGAGAAAGATGACAAAGCAGAGAAAGCTGGTAAGAAAGTTACCAAAGATATAGAAAAAGATGAGAAGAAAGACAAGAAAAAGATAGATGAATGGGCTAACGAGGCCGGTAAGAACGGTACAGACGCAGCATTCGAAACTGATATTGACTACATGACTAACGTTATCAGTGGTGGATTAAATAAACAAAAATCTACTGGTCAAACAACTATCCCAGTTGTCGCAGGTCAAAAGAGTCGCATGGGTGTTGATGGATTAGGTAGTCCAATGAAAGAGTCAACAGACTTGTTAAGAGATTATAAAAAATTAAGCGGTCTATAAAAGAATCGTATATTGAGATACCCGACAGTTGTCGGGTATTTTTTTGGCTCACCGTTTCTAAAATAACGATAAATACATTATAAATAGGTAATACAAACATGAGCCAACAAAATATAGACTTTGGAACATTTCCAGATGAT